AGGATCGACAGAACCGGGACCGACATTAGGGCTTGGCGAATTGCCATTGTATACCCTGTTACCCACAGAGTACCTATTGGCGTCCGAACCAGCCGCGTTCGGGTCTATTCGAGAACCTGTCCCATACATGACCTAATTTTACCTATACTACGTAGAAGCGTCAACGACGTGCTCTTTATTATCCACATATGTGGTGATAGTAAAGAACTTTACCGGTCCTGTGGCAAGATTACCGAGCGAGGTCATTCGGATAATATAAGAAACCTGACGGAACCTCATGGAATGCGCGAATTTCTTGAAATACCGTCCGTTCTCCGAGGGCAGCAAGTCTTCCGGTAGCAACTCAAGCTCTGCCAGAGACGTTCCCAGCCAACTCAGTGGGGAACCCCATGAACCCTGTGCCAATTGATCGTGCGTATACCCGCCCAATTGGTCCCATGTTACCGGAACAACCCTAGAGACAGGTCGGGTTTCCGTCTTGATCTTCCTGCTGGATTTAACGTCCATACCAGCCCAATACAAGCGTTTGAAATTGCCCGGTGCTTTGTAGTCGTAGCTCTTGGTCTGGAAATAGCAGTCAATGAACTCCACAGCAGCGGTCTGGCTGGGGTACTGATCGGTAATTCTCATAAGGTTGAACGGGGACGTGGCAGTGGTGCGGGTCCATGACGGAAGCGTGTACGTAATGGAGCCGGTAGCAGCGAATCTTATGGAGATAATAGCTAGGATAGCTCCAGCAGGAGTAGTGAAGTTGAAAGATTTGGAGCCTGTAGTGGTAATAGCCGTGCTGGACAGTACAGAAGTTGCTCCACTAGCTAATAGGTAGGTGATATCCACATATGCGGTGCCGGTAATGGCGGTTACATTTACGGAGAAGTTGAATTGCTGGCTGGTTGCGACTGGAATATCGAAGTCAGTGGTGGAACCTGTTGAATTCAAAAGCATGGAGCAGACACCAGTAGCCGATATTGAAGCAGAAGTGCCCGAATAGGTGACCGTGCCATTCAATACAGCGGCTCGGGCGGTTCTTATCACCGGATCGGCAAAGGTAGGATCACTCAAAAGGTTAGCTGAACCGGCCTGAGTTGTCCCACGAGACGCTGCAATGAACTGTGAAGGATTAGAACTACTGGCATCTGCTGGCAACTCAACGAATCGACCGGGAGTACCTGAATACGAGCGCCACTGGCTCCATCCTTTGGAGTCAATAGAGAACGTATAGATGGTGTTGAAGTACCTGACGACGAGCCGCCTATTGACGATGCTCATTTCCACACCAGTAGCTACTGAATCCACAGAATACGGGTCTGTAGCGAACTTCACGAAGCGATTGATTTGCGTATAGTTTGAATTAACCAGTTCATATACGCGACCTTGGGCATACACGTAAATGTAGTTCTCGAAATCAACAACAGCCCATCGACCGGCACAGCCAACGTTACCGGAAATCCTATCCACAGAGCCTTTTGACGGGTCGGCGGGGAATGAATACCGCCATGTTCCAGAGTTCTTGAAGATAATCATATTGTTGAAGGACGAAATCATTGCAGTAATGAATCCGCCCTCACCGGGAGCTACATCAAAGAAATCTTGAGCATTGTACGTTTCAGGGTGAGGACCGGTTCCGTCAATTGCAGAGAACCATACGCGAGCACCATTAACGGACGTTCCCGTACCGGCAATCCAAATACGTGTCTTCCACGTGATCATGATGGAACCGCGAGGCATGGTAGCTATGGCGGTGCCCCCAGCGGCATCACCCTTCTTCCATTTGAATCCGGTATCGGTTGCCGTAGCTTCCACGTTGAAGAATAAGTAGTCATTGAACTGAACCATTGACGTTACACGATTAGCAATACCCACAGACTGCTTGATAATAGTGATGGACTCGCCAGTTCCGACAACACCATTCAGGTATGCTTTGAGCGTAGTATCCGTATTGGTCGAGCCATCGTTCGGCGCGGTGACAATCAGATACCATTCAGTAAGGGATACCCTGTAAATACCAAGAACCTCCCAGCCAATGGTATTGGTGGAAGGCAGTGTTGACCCGGCCAGAGCTTCAATAGGCGGTCTGGACGTGAGCGCATTATCAATAGTTACGTCCAGGTTTACCAGATCAACTACTTCGCTATCTCTGGCTTCACCCGCCAATGATACGTTATTCAACCCACCGGCAAAGGGTCCGATGGTTACCGGCTTTGCTTTGCTGGGCATCAGAAATCATTATCCTCTGGCAGAAGGGTAATCGTCGGGTACTGGTTATCCAGCGAACTCTGTCGATTGGCTTGCTTTTGCATTGACGTTTCAAACTGGCTGGCCTTAGCCTGAGCCATTTGAGAGTTGTCGTCCATTTCATATGCCTGAGTCATGCAGAAATCAACGACAGCCTTGAAATACGAATCAGGAACGGAAAGAACCTGACTCGTGGACGTTATTTCTGTGGGATTCTTGGAATAGAAGATGGTTATACCATTGGTATAGCTCTGATTAAGATTCGGCCAGAAGGTGATAACACCGGCCCACTCGTACCAGAATTTCGGAAGGCTCGCCGTGGAAGTATCCGTGGTCTGAATGATGTATTCCTGCGCCTTGACGAAAGACATATTCGGCAGGATTTGCCCGTTGAAGTGCAGACTATGGATAATCAACATATCTGGCACAGAAGTGAGTATCGGATACGTTGACTGTCCTGCCACGGCATTGAACTGAACCATGGCCTGATTTACTTCTGGATTATTGACCACAATCTCACGCTGCGCATCACTAACCCATGCGGTGATATTTGAATCCGTTACCTGCAAACCAGAGGTATCACCGAACTGCCGTTTGACGGCGGTAATAACGTCGCCAACGGTCTTTGAATAGCGCTCAACCGGCATTTTGGCCTACCCTTGGTTCGTAGTTATCAGTGCCGATCTTTCGGTCATTGATCCGGTATGTATGCAATGGCGATTTGGCAATAGCATGTACCTTCTCGGCCATTTCGTTGATCTTCTCTGTGTCGGCCTTTTCCTTCGCAATACGTTCCTGCTCGACCGTCTGCAAGTACTTCTGCCAAGGGTCTACACGCTGTGAATCGTTGGCGTATAGCCAGTTGAAAATATAAGCTCCGTGTACCTCAAGCTGGTGCAGTCGGAGGATAACGTTTTGAATGTTACCCTCCGAATCAATCTGCACAATGGCAAATGGACGATCGTCTTCCGGTCCCCTGTTTTCCACAGGAATGTGGGCCAGACTCAGATTTGGATACTTATCGTTCAATTCCTGTGCCAGTTCAAGCATCTGGGTATCGAAGTAAGTATTGAGAACCAAGTCCTTGTGGAGAAACGATGGTTCATTTGTCATTTTATTTCCTTAATTGGCGAGTCGCTTTGCTTCTTCATCGGCCACGGCCTTGGCAATAGCTGCAAGGTCGAGCGAAGCTCCGCTACCGTTAACAGTGGAGACAGCCTTGATAGCTACGAGAATTTCCTGCTTTGCTGCGTTGATCTGCGCCCGATTGTCGTTAATAACACGATCACCGTTTGTATTAGCGCATCCTTGAACCCATGTCTTGAGTTCAAACATCTGAGCGTCTGATATTGTCATGTTATCAGTGACTCCTATCGTTGTAATGTCCGGCATGGGGCCGGGATCGGTATGATCATTATCAGGCACATTGCAGTGTCCGTAATGTCCTGCATTTGCGTTCCAAACATCAGGGTTTCTTGAATTTCCCTGCCACTGTGGAGAACCGAAAGGCCATACTCGCGGAATCCCAAAGGAATCCAGCCAATTTAAAAGCTCTTCCATACCTACGCAAGGAGTGTCAGACACTGAATCGTACTTAACTCCGTCAACTACGCAACCGGGTGTAAAGAAAGTCTCAATCTGAATACAGACTTGACCATCTTGGTTCCAAGCTGCAAGTGCTCTTGCAGACTGATCAGCAGGATAATACTGCTCAATATACCCAGTGAAAGGGTTCCACATCAAATGAGGGCAGTACCCTTGCCGCTGCAAGTAGCCAGCTACAGCACTGAATTGCGGCTGTGATCCGTCCGCATTAAGTTTATCCCATGTGATATGCCACACAACTCTCGGAGGCAGCGAAGTATTCAAATCTCCGCCACCACCTTGAGGGACTTGTACGGCATTCGGGTAAGTGTTTCCCACTATAGCTCCCTGTGCCTTTCTTTTTCGGATTTGATAAATCGGCGCCTTCGATAGTTCTTGATCTGAGCGTTGTAGATACCCCATCCCACAGCAGCCATGGACAATACGAAAAGCCCCAGAAGGATGAAGCTGGTAAGTTCTTTAGCAGGCAAATTGGGGAACGCCAGACGGATAATCGAATTGGACATGACGAGAGAGATAGAGCTGAGAAGACCGAAAATATAGCGACCTGCCGAGTGTTTATACCATGGAGCAATTATTCCGTAGAACAAGGTAACGACTACGGAGATAACGAATCCGATACAAAACTCCCAGATTAATGCACTTCTAAGGTCCAACGTGTCCCCCTAAGGTTTTGCGAAAGTCCCTAGCGAAGTGATTCTCTTCTCGAATCTCTCTCAGTATTTGAGCCAGTTCTTTCGCTTCTACTAAATCTTTTTTGGCTTTGGAATTACTCTTCTCAACGTCAAGCTTCTTCTCTATCTGTTCTTCGGTCAATACGAGTTTTTTGTGGAATTTAAGACGCGGAAACATTCTTACCTCCCACGTGTTCTTCTGCTATCTCACGGACCGTCGTAACGGCCTTTGCTGTAAGCTTAGCTGCTTCCGTGTATTCCTTGATGGTTTCAGCTTGGGTACTTGTAGTGCTAATAGCTGTATTAGCCAAGTCACGCCAATACTCCATCTGTTTCGTCATATTCTTATGCTCGCGGCTGGTCACCAAAACGCCGGTAGCCAGCAATACAAAGATGAGAATGGGGAAGGGTAGTTGCCAGATGCCATCCCCCAGCGGATTCCAACTCACAACTACCTCCTTACTAGCTCCATCCCAAAGATACAATCTTGTTGTATACCTGAGTACCCACTACTGTGTAGCCCGCTGCGGTCAAGTGGATAGTGTCAAATCTAAGCGATACGGGAACCGTGTCTTGGGCCATATCAGTAATGTCCTGAGCCAAAGGTGTTATACCCGCATCAGCAAGGCCGTGGTCAATAAGGTACCTTCTAATGTCCAAGTACTTATTACCATAGATGGTTCCTAGCTGCTTATTGAGAGACACCAAAGTGTTATAAGCAGAGTTTCCTGCGCGTTCTAGTGGGTAATCTCCGTTTAGAACGCTAAGAACAATGTACTTACCTGTTTTGTTGTTGGCGACTATGTTAGCTATGTCAGCCAGAACAGTTGTCGGATCGGTGTAGTTATTTCTGCCTACCCAGATTATTTGACGAAGATTAGCTAGCGAGCTTCCCAAGTCAGTAACAAATACTGAACCGCTAGGTATAGTTATAGCGCTTGCCACTGCTTCTTGCCTTACGAAAGAGATAGTACCCGCACTGTACGTCAATGTACCCCTGATACCAGCCACCGTTCCAGAGATAGCGGACCCCTGAGCACTGGGTATATTAGAGTCTGTGGTTACCACTACAGAGGCAGAAGCTGGTATTGAGTTACCTGTAGCGGTAAGCTTAGTAACAACGTCATTAGCTCTTGCAGCTATCTGAGTAGAGATTTCTCCACCGACACCTGTGTTTGTCACGGTAGTTCCGAGTAGACCGCTAAGAATTCCGGGATAAGTTGTCCCAGCGCCGCCCGTACCTGCTGTAAGTGAGTCCCCCTTAGCAACCCACAGACCTGAATCATTAGGTACGGAGTCGAAGTAAGTAGTTACTATAACAACGCCATTAGCACCGGCGCCTCCCGCTCCTGAATTAAATCCATTTACCGAAGCACCGCCGCCACCGCCGCCGCCGCCGTATTTACCGCCGATAGCTCCTGCTTGAGCATTTGTAGTAATTGAACCAGCACCGCCACCGGCTCCGCCACCGATGCCAGGATAAGGCGAATTAATAGCAGTAGGAATCGCTGCGTCTACTACCCCAGCAACTCCACCAGAGTTATTTGCATAAGCTGCGTTTCCGCCGTTACCACCTGCACTCGCCGCATTTGCCGATGTAATACCGCCGCCAGCACCGCCGCCGCAACCTGCGAATTGGAAACCAGAAGATACAGAACCAGAGCCGCCACCCGTGCCACCAGCGGCTCCTGTAGTGGAAGCGTTGCCTCCGCCCGCAGACGGGCCAATTCCACCAGCATTAGTAGAAGCAGCGCCTCCGTTAGCCCCGGTAGCTGTCCCACCATTTCCAGCCGCGCCACCGAATACGTTCCGGCAATAAGGTCCGAAAGAGGAGATACTTCCGGCAGTTCCAATAGATCCATCAGTATCGTTAACTGTAATAGCGGCACCGCCATTACCACCTGCACCTACTGTCACTGCTACCGTAGCTGTTAAATCAGAAGCTCTGAGCATAAGGCCTGATGCGGCCCCGCCAGCGCCTCCGCCTCCGCCAGCCCTAATAGTAGCGGCTGCGCCCCTTCTACCTGAACCACCGCCACCGCCGCCAGAAATGCAAAGAACCTGAACGGCTTTTGCTCCTAGAGGCTTTGTCCATGTGCCAGAAGACGTAAATACCTGCATATCTACGGGCTTAGGAAAGATGGAATTAAGACTTGCATCGTCTCCGAATAGAGTATTGGCGTAGCCCTGAATAGCGTCCAGTTCCTCACTAGCTAAGTCAGGGAAAAAGCCTTTCATCTTGGCTTTCGCCAGAATGAGGCTTATATCATCATTCCTTGGCATTTTAAAAACCTTTCAGGTACAAATAAAGGGAGTAGGGAGAACGGGAACCTTTTACGGTTACCCAGACCCTACTCCCTTTATTTGAGGGGCTAGTTAGCTGGCAACGTCTTCGGTAATACCGGAGATAAGACCGTGCGTGTTACGACGGTTCGCGCCCATTTCGGAGTATTCGTACAGCGTGGCTTCCCATGCGTCGAACTTGCCGGTGGAGTTACGCTTCTGCTGCCACATGGAGCCGGTACGGTCCATGAACTTGTAGCCGCCGTTGTCGTAAACGGTAATAGCCTTTTCGTCTACGAAGTTCGCAGTACCCGCAGGTGCGTCGATATCCGGAATCATCGGGATTTCACCCTGAGAAGCAGATTCAAAGGATACACCCGAGAAACCGCCTTCAAACTTGGTCGTATTTACGAAGCGCTTCAAGCCGGTCAATAGCGAGAAGTATGCGCGCTGTACGCCAAGAGTGGTCCAGATAACCGAGGTATTTCCACCATTGGTGTAAATGCGGTCAGCCATACGGATGAACATCAATTCCGATACGGAACCGGCAGAGGTCTTCAATTCAGACTTCCAAATCGGAACCGTTGCCGGGTCAAGCTGTTCGTATACCGTGGTATCCGAAATAAGAGCGCCGAGGCCAGACCATTCACGGCCATAGGAGCCGGTGCGAACCCAGATATCACCAGAAACAATACCGGTGCCGGTACCTGTAAAGGTAAGAACGCTGGTAGCGGTGTTGACGCCGGTAACCACAAGAGCGGTCTGGCGAACGGTGGAAGTGGTACCCACCATAACGTCATAAATACCGTTCATGTCGATACCCTTGGTATCCGCAACCTGAACAGTCTGGCCGGATACGGAAGCATTACATACTGCGCGGGCGCCGGAACCGTTACCGAAGTACATACGGTTACGTTCCTTGGAAACGTCCTTCTTAATGGAAGAGACTTCCAAGTTAAGAGTCTGGGCGAAGGTCTGGTAATCCTTATCAGCCAATTCAATGGCCTGACCGGTCAATTCCACAGCCGCGTAGTGGAACTTCATCGGGATGAAGACTTCGCGGGTATCCTGATAACCAGCAGTCGGCAAAGCTTCGGATTCATTTCGGGAACCGATACCCGAGTTACGGGCTACGTGAATCGGAAGGTTGACATACTTACCGCCCCATTTAGCGGAAGATTTGGAATCCGACTTGAGTCGGTTGTAAGCCTTGGTGTCGTTGTTAAGCTGTTCAACAAGACCCCCCTCATACACTTCTTTCAGAAGCGGAGTCAGGGTAGCAAGTGTCTGTGGCACTGTTTACTCCTTTATTGATTGCCCTCAGCGAGAGCTTGAGCCATTTGAGCAATATGATCGACGAATTCGTCTTCGGTCATTTTGCCCATCGATTTCTTTCCAGAAGGCTGAGCGCCAT